TATCCCCCTTTGATAATACCCAAAGGAGTGGATGATTATGACGAAGAAACCTACTAAAAAGGTTTATCATGCCTCCATTTACCTGAGATTATCAAAGGAAGATGGGGATGTTACAACCGGCTCAAAAAATGAGAGCAACAGTATATCAAACCAGAAAAGTTTGATTATGGACTTCCTGAAGGACAAGCATGATATTCAGGTGGTCTCCATTCGTGAGGATGATGGTTATAGTGGTGTTGATTTCAACCGTCCGAGTTTTCAGCTGATGTTGGAGGATGTGAAGAAAGGCATCATCGACTGTATTATCGTCAAAGACCTTTCTCGATTTGGTCGTAACTATATCGAGGTTGGTCGCTATCTCGAAAAACTGTTCCCAATGTTGGGAGTCAGATTTATCGCTGTCAACGACAATTACGATAGTCTGAATGTTGATACGGCGCATGATATTGTGATGCCGTTCAAAAACCTAATTAACGACTCCTACTGCCGAGATCTCTCGGTTAAGATCAGGAGCCATCTGGCGGTCAAACGCAAGAATGGCGAGTTCATTGGAGCTTTCGCTTGCTACGGATATTTGAAAGACCCCGAAAACAAAAATCAGCTTATTATTGATACATACGCCGGTCCGGTGGTGCAGGATATATTCCGCATGAAGATCAATGGCTTTAGCCAATACAAAATTGCGGAAGTTCTGAACGAGCAAGGTATCCTGTCACCCATGGAATATAAACGCAGCATAGGTGTTCGTTTTGAAACTTCATTTAAGGTGAACCCTAAAGCTGTCTGGAGTGCCAAGGCAGTTTCCAGAATCTTGACCAATGAGGTCTATACCGGCGTATTAGTGCAAGGTAAGCAAACCACACCAAACCATAAAGTGAAAGTACGTCAGGCGGTTGAGGAAAAGGATTGGGTGAGAATTGAAAATGCTCATATCCCATTGATTGATCCTTGCCTGTTTGAAATCGTACAGACACTTTTGGAAAGGGACACACGCACTTCTCCTAAAGCTGACTCTGTGTTTCCTCTTTCGGGCTTACTGTATTGTGGAGACTGCGGACAGCCTATGGTCAGAAAAACAACGACATATTCTTTGAAAGGTGCTGGCGATTTTCCAACCCAAAAGTACGCTTATTTTGTTTGTCAGGGTCAAAGTACAGAAAAATCCTGTTCTTGGCATAGAATGAGAGAAAAGGAACTTTTGGATGCAGTTCTTCAAGCCGTAAACCATCATGTAAAAAATGTGTTGGATACAGAAAAGGCTTTGAGAGATATTGATACGGCTCCTTCGGTACAGTTTCTGATTCAGAAATATGAAGGGCATATAGAGAAGAAAGAAGCTGAATTGAAAAAAGCAGAAAAACTCAAGGTCGGCATCTATGAGGACTTGAAAGATGGTCTCTTGGACAAGCCTGAGTATCTGAAGCTAAAGCAGGAATTTGACAGCAGGATTCAGGATGCGACTGATGCAATCCGAAGTCTCCGCCAGGAAATACTTGCTTTGCAGGAAAACCATTCTCAGTATTATGCCTGGATGGATTATTTCAAAGAATTTGGAGAGTTGCAGGAGCTTACACGATGGGCTGCGGCAATCACAATCAACCGTATTCTCATATTTGAGGATAACCGCATCAAAATCGTGTTTAACTTTGAAGATGCTTTCATGCAGGCGCAGGAGCTTCTGAGAGGACTGGAAAGGAAGGAGGGTGTGTAAATGGCACGAAAGAAAAGATTAAATACAGCCGCCGTGCTGGGCGCAGAAAGCGTTATCGCACCGGCAATACCGGAAGAACCGGTTCAAGGATTCAGGACTGCTGCGTATGTCCGACTGTCTATGGAGGACAGCGGAAAAATTGATGGATACAGTCTGCAAAATCAAAAGGATCTGTTGATGACTTTCATCAACGACCATAGCGATCTGCATCTTTACAAGATGTATGTCGATAACGGCTATACCGGGACTCAGTTTGAACGACCTGCGTTTGATGAAATGATGCAGGATATGAAGTCCGGACTGATTAACTGTATTGTGGTAAAAGACCTTTCTCGTCTGGGTCGTAACTATTTGGAAGCAGGAAATTATCTGGAGCAGATTTTCCCGTTTTTCAAGGTGAGGTTCATATCCATCACGGATGGATACGACAGTATCTCCCCGGACTTCACAGATGAAGCCCTGATTATTCCTCTGAAAAATATCATCAACGAGGGATATGCAAAAGATATTTCTGTAAAGGTATCCTCTGCAATCGCAACCCGAAAGAGACAGGGAAAATTCATGGGCAAAGTTCCTCTGTATGGATACCTGAAAGACCCGGATGACAAAAACCATCTGGTCATTGACCCAGAAGCATCCATCATTGTTCAGAGAGTATTCCAGATGAAGTTGGATGGTGTTTCCCTTGGCTTGATCGCCAAGCAAATGAATGAGGAAGGTATTCCCTGCCCGTCTAAGTATTTTGTCCTGAAAGGACTTTCAAAGGAAACCAAATACCTCAACTCCTTCTGGGACAGGAACACTGCAAAAAGGATGCTGACCAACAGGATGTATCTTGGCTGTATCGTATATGGGAAATCAGTTCGTTCTTTTGCCAAGGGCATTAAGGAACATACAGTACCGGAGGAAAACTGGAAAATTGTTGAGGGAACCCATGAACCCCTTGTTACAGAGAAAGATTTCAACAGGGTTCAGGAACTGCTGGAAGAAAGCTCCCGTGAAGCAAAGAACCATGCCAGTTATGCCGAAGGTGATGTACCTAACCTGTTTCGTGGATTGATACGTTGTGCTGACTGTGGTGGTGCCATGCGAATGGGAAAATTCAGAAAGTCCAAGAAAGACAGCACAGCAGAATATCATTATTACGGTGTGTATGAATGTAGCAAACACAAGCTCATTTACGATTACTCCTGTCCTCAAAAGAGCGTCAGAAAGGACAGTTTGGATGCTGCGGTCGAAGAAGCAATACGCTATCATATCCGAATGTTCCTGGACTTAGAGAAAATCATTGCTGATCTAAACAAGAAAACATCAGTTAGAGAAGCTGCTGTCGGGTTGCAGGATTTAATAAGGAAGAAACAGCGCCGTATTGCCAAGATAGAGCAAATGTCTTGTGGCATCTATGAGGACTATCAGGAAGGTATTTTGAATGAAACAGAATATCTTACCTTGAGAAAAAGTTATGCCGATGAAGTTCTCACACTCACGAAGGAGATTGATGGGCTGTTGCAGGAACAGGCTCAGTACGATGAAAACTATCGTGCAGTCGGTTCGCTTTCAGAACTTGCACATCGGTACAGAGATTTTGAAGAATTAACCCGTGAAATCATCGAGACCTTTATTGCAGAAATCAAAGTACATACAGGCGGTAGGCTGAAAATCACTTTCCGTTTCGAGGATGAAATAGAAAAATTACAGCAGATTGCAGAAATGCGAAAGGGGGCGTAATCTATGAAAGACAAACCTTATGTTGTAGCTCTCTACACTCGAATGTCCAAGGAAGATGATGATGTGGGACTCTTTGGAAATAAAGAGGAAAGCAACAGCATTACCAATCAGCGTATGCTCCTGTATGACTATCTCAATACACATCCAGAATTTCAGGGATACGAGGTTATGGAGTTTTGTGATGATGGTTTCAGTGGAAAGCGTTTGGATCGTCCGCAGTTCAATGAAATGATGGATTGTGTGAGAACAGGCAAAATCAACTGTATCATTGTCAAAGACTTCTCCCGTTTTTGCAGAGACTATATTGAAATCGGAAATTACCTTGAACAGCTTTTTCCGTTCATGGGTATCCGTTTCATAGCTGTCACTGATAATTACGACAGCAAAGACGGTGGAAAGGAAACTGCCGGTCTGGAGGTTGCTTTTAAGAATTTTATCGCTGACTTCTACAGCCGTGATACTTCCAAGAAGCTCCGCAGTGTTCGTAGTGAGATGGCAAAAGAAGGTAAGTTTGCCAGTGCAAATGCTCCCTATGGCTATCTGAAATCTCCAGAGGACAAGCATAAATTGATCGTAGATGAAGAAGTCGCACCGGTTATCAGGAAAATCTTTCAGCTCAAGCTGGCAGGACTTTCAGCGATGAAGATTACCAAAATGCTGAATGAATCCGGTATCCCCTCTCCGGCACAGTATGCGCTCCAGAAAAAGCGTGGAATGGACTGGAGAAGAAAAAACAGTATTTCTGGTTGGGATTCCACCAAGGTAATTGCCATTCTGAAGGACGAAAGATATGCAGGTAATATGGTTTCTCTGAAACGAACCCTGAAGGGTATCTATGGGAAAGATACTCCTATTGATAAAGAAGATTGGGTAAGAGTTGAGAATACGCACGAAGCTATTGTATCCTATGAGGATTTTCTTCGTACTCAGGAAACCTTTAAGGTGTACCAGAAAGGTCAGCCAAAGGAGATCAACCGAACCAATGCTTTTGAGTGCGCTCATTGTGGTCGCAAGCTATCATACAGCCGAGACCGAAAAAAACTGATTTGCAGATATGGCGAAGTAAATCCCCAGGCTGTTTGTAGTAAAGCTGCTTATTCGGATTTGAAGCTGAGAGAAGCGGTTATGAGTGCTTTACAGTGGCATTTCGAGCAATTCTTGCATTGGGAGCAGTTGCGAAAGGTTCAGCAAGAAAAGGAAGAAGCCAATCTGGATACTTCCCTCTATGAAAGAAGTATTGCGAACCTTGAGAAAAGGAAAACTCGCCTTTATGAGAAATACCGTGAAGGTGATCTCACAAGAGACGAGTATATGGCACAGCGAAACGAGGTCAACGCAGAGGTCGAGGAACTGCAAAACAAAGTCCGGGCGATAGAAGCCAAACGGATGATGCAGAAAAATAACAATGCAAGAGTTGATCTTCTCTCCGAACTGGTTCATCAGTATAAGGATGCGAAAACGCTGACGAAGGAACTGGAACGGGTATTTGTTGAACAGGTTCTGGTGTATGATGCAGAGCATATCAAAATCAAATGGAAGTTTGACGATGTGTTCGCTGCATTGATGGGAAACGAGTAATCGCCTATCCGGTGATTGCTCAATCCCCAAATTTTTTGTTCCTTACTTGACACCAGCAGATTTGAGCGACCGGCTGCCCCAGTTCAACCGCACCCTGTATCTGCAGGTGAAGCTGATCTTGGAAGAGAATAAGGCCCAGCGGCATATACGCGGGGGCATTGCCACCAGGAAAAAATACAAAGGGGAATAGATTTTCGGTTCTGATTGCAATTTATCCGGGGCTGTGGTATCCTGAATCCATAAGAAAATAGCTGGCAAATGCCCGCTTGGCTCCCCCTTCAGGGGGGAGCTGGCACCGCCGAAGGCGGTGACTGAGGGGGGCATACCGAATCGATTTATACAGGAGGAACCGCCATGAGCCGTGCCGATGAAATTTTTATCCAGAACTGTAAGGATATCCTTACCAAGGGCATCTGGGACACCGACCGGGAGGTCCGCCCCCGCTGGGAGGACGGCGCACCCGCCCATACAGTAAAACTCTTCGGTGTGGTGAACCGCTACGACCTGCGGGAGGAGTTCCCCATCCTGACTGTGCGCAAGCAGTTCATCAAGTCCGCCGTGGACGAGCTGCTGTGGATCTGGCAGAAGAAGTCCAACCGCATCGCTGAGCTCAATAGCCACGTCTGGGACGCCTGGGCCGACGAGAACGGCACCATCGGCAAGGCCTATGGCTATCAGCTGTCCGTCAAGCACCGCTATCCCCAGGGAGAGATGGATCAGGTGGACAAGGTGCTGTGGGATCTGAAAAACGACCCCGCCTCCCGCCGCATCATCGCCCATATGTATAACCACCATGACCTGAACGAGATGGCTCTGTACCCCTGCGCCTACTCCATGACCTTCAACGTCAGCGGCAACACCCTGAACGCCATTTTGAACCAGCGCTCTCAGGATATGCTCACCGCCAACGGCTGGAACGTCATGCAGTACGCCACCCTGCTACACATGATCGCCCAGGCCACCGGCTTCGAGGCCGGCGAGCTGGTCCATGTCATTGCCGACTGCCACATCTACGACCGCCATATCCCCATGGTGGAGGAGATGCTGGAAAAGAAGCCCTTCGATGCCCCCAAGTTCATTCTGGATCCCAGCGTGAAGGACTTCTATGACTTTACCCCCGACAGCGTGAAGCTGGAGGGCTATCAGGCCCACCCCGTGCCCGGAAAAATTCCTGTTGCCGTGTAAGTGAGGAGTTATCATGATCGCAATTGTTGCAGTTGATAAAAACTGGGGCATCGGAAAGGGCGGCGAGCAGCTTATCTATATCCCCGGGGACTTAAAGCGCTTTAAAGACTTTACCACCGGGAACACCATCATTCTGGGCCGCAAGACCATGTATACCTTTCCGGGGAAGAAACCCCTGAAAAACCGCCGCAATCTCATCCTCTCCCGCAACCCTGACTTTGAGATCGAGGGAGGAGAGGTCTATCCCGAGCTGGAGAGCCTTATGGCCCACGTCACCGATCCGGACAACACCTATGTGGTGGGCGGAGCCATGGTGTACAATACCATGATCGGCCAGTGTGACCGTGCCTATGTCACCAAGATCGACGCAGAATATCCCGCCGACTGCTGGTTCCCCAACCTGGACGAAGACCCCGCCTGGGAAGTGGAGTGGGAAGGCGAGTGGCTGGAGCACGAGGGTGTAAGGTTCCGCTACGTCAATTACCGCAGAAAATAAGAAAAAGCACGCTGTTTCGACGAACAGCGTGCTTTTTTGATGCCGCAAATAACTTGCCTCTCCCTTTAAGGGGGAGGGGGGTCAGAAACAAAACAGAACATCCTGGTTTCGATCCAGGAAGGTACCGGGAATCAGCTCCATAAATTCCACCTGCGCCCAGTCGGCGCGGATCTGCTTTTCGGCAAGTTCGGTCAGCGTCGCCAGTTCGGCTACGGACAGAATGGGCTTTTTCTCCATGACAGCAATGTAATTGCGGAAGCGGCTGAGGGAAAACAGTGTATGCAGGCCGGTGAAAAAATAGGTCAGACTGCAAAACAGACTCCAGCCGATGGTCCACAGGCTGATATCGTTCATGGCGCACATGGCCAGCAGCCCGGCGCATACAATGCTTAGCACCAGGCCCTTGCCGACCCGGCGGCGCATCTTTTGGGAAGCCTCCTCCAGCGACTCCCGGACGGGGCGGGTATGTGCGCTGCGGGTAGTCTGGGCTCCCGCAGGAGTACCGGGGAGGGGATGGAAAATTTTCCTGGACAGGCGTTTTTTGCGCCGCTCAAACAGCTTGACCAAAATCAGCACGATGCCCAGGGGCATGGCGGACAGGAGCATAAAGGTGGTGAAGACCCAATAGAGCTTTGTGTAAAGAGCCTGGGATTTTTCGTTTGTCATGAGAAGAGCCTCCGGGATGAAATACTGTGTCTATCATACATCGTGGAAGGAAAAAAGTAAATGTGCCGCCGAAATTTTCCAAGGGAAGTTGTAACTGTTCTGTAATTGTAAAGATTGGTGGGGCGTGGTATAATATCAGTCGAAATTTGAGGAAACCAGCGGTTTTTCCGTGTTTTTGGATTTGGAGGAATTTTTATGGCTGGAAAACATGAGGCCAACGCCCCCGGCAAGCGCGTTGCGGGGGGTGGAAAGGGCGGATTTGTCCTGTTGGGTCTGATCGCCGAGATACTGGTGGGCTATGTG